ACCAAGACAGTTCGCACGCGCCGTTTCCGGCTACCGCAACGTCAGCCGCCGAAACTGTCCACGTCAGTTTGTTGTCAGAAAATTCAGTGATTTCCGGCTCATATTTCGCTACACCGCGCGGCGGCACAACGTAAAGAACAGCTTTGCCTGCACCGTATTCGGATGCAAATTCCGCGCAGTCAAAGATCACACGCTGTGCGCTGTTCTCGCCGCATCTTCCAAGCACAATTTTAACAAATCTGTTGCTTCGTGACGCGCTAACTGTTACATCTTTCAAATTATTCACCTTCATTCTTGTGCGATTCGCGGAACGCGCCGGTGCGCCCGGTGCCGATCAGCCCGCAATTTTTCAAAATCTGCGTGGCTTCCTGCCGTGTCAGCGCGCTGTGCGGGCGGGTGCCGTCAACAATGCCTGCGTCTGTCGCCGCGTCCCACGCCTGCTTTGCCCACGCAGATACCGCCTGTTTGGCTTTTTCTTCCGCAACCTTTTCGATAATTGCACGAACTTCTTTTTCTGTCATATCGTCTTCCGCCTTTCTGCCGTCGCTGTGCGGCTTGTTTTTTGATATCAAATAGTAATAATCGAACGAATTATCACTTGTCGCGCGGCTGACCTTCACAACGCCTTTTTGCGACGTCGGCGTCACCTTGTCCGGGCGGGAATACAGCCGCCATTTTTTTTGCGTGAAGTACGGATCAATGATTGTAACGGTGTTCTGATTCGCAGCAACCATCGCGACAAAATGCCCCGCAGTAGAAAAAACCTTGTTCGCGCCAGTTGTGTGGCACAGCGCCATGCCGCCCGCCGCAACGTGTTCCCGCGCTTTCCGGTCGCTGATGGTGTAGCTGTACGTAAACCCGCCGTACCGCTTCTGCGCAGCTGCCAGCAGCGTAACTGCCACCGTGCCGCCGTTGACGCGCGCACCGCACTCGCGGGCTAATGCACACATAGCCGTAATGCTAGTTTTCGTGCCGCACAGATTCACAAGAATGTTCCGCACGGACGAAGGGCAGCAGCCGGACGTGTAAATCGTCTTCCCGCTGCCGCCCTTCCAGTTGTACGACACATTCCGGTAATTTGTCTGTAAATCGACATTGTACATGATTACTTACCTTTCCCTTGCAGCGCGTCAATCGCGGCGGCGAGCCGTTCCGGGACCGGCACGCCCATCAGCCCCGCGTTTTCCGTAATGCTAATTGCTTCGTTGCAGATGTATGCGATGATGACAGCGTCACGCACAACCGATGTGCCTAGCGCGATATCTAATCTGTGCGCAATCAGTACGATGCACAGCGTCATGCCCTTGCGACACAAGCCCTTCCATCCTGCGCGGCTTTCCAGACCGCCCGACGCGGTCTTGTCGCTCACGCGAAACACACCGGCGACGAGCATTCCGGTAATGTAATCGACCGCCATGAAGGCGATTAACGTCATCAGTCCGGCGTCCCAGCCGCCGAACGCGCGCGCGATCAAACTGCCGGCGCAGCCCAGCGCCGTGCAGAGAACAACTTTCCAATTTGCCATTTCCATGCTTTCCTCCGCGGTATTATCTAAACGTGATCTTCTCGGCCAGCTCTCTGGCGATCAAATCGTGAGCGCTTAAAGACGGGTGTACTTTGTCCGGCAATACCGCCGCAATGTTCCTGCGGTTTACGATCGAGTCGTGCGTCATATCGATCAGGCCGACGCCGTAATACTCCGCGACGCGTTTCTCAGCCTGAAAAATATCCTCGAGCGTACCGTTGTTGCTGAATGGATACCCGATGCCGTAATTCGCAGCCTCGCTGCCATATTTCGCGCTGTTGAGCGGAGTAATAACGAAGATTTTGCAGCAGGGATTGTCCCGGAGGATCTTCTCGATCACGTACCGCATATTGCTGTACAGCGTGCCTCCGACCGCAATATCGTCCTCAAATGTACCCAAGCGTTCGTTGTACTTCCAGTCGTTTACGCCGTAAGCGATTGTAACGAGCTCGGCGCCGGAGAAATCAATCGCGTCAACGTGATCCCTTGCGTTCAGCTTATCCCCCACAGTGGCGTTATGGACGTATCCGGATCCACCTACGCCACAGTTGGTAAGTGCGTAATCCTTATATTCTGCCACCTTCTTAACCCACGTCCGCGAGGCGTCAAAAAGCAACCGAGGGGTGCCGGATTCGTCTGCCTCGCTGTAATATCCTTGAACAATTGAGTCGCCGAGCGCGTACCATTTCGTCCGGACTGCCTTCTTGGAGGATAATAACGCAAATTCCTGAGAGCCAATCCTAAAATAACGTCTTCCGCTCTGAGACAGGATCTCCTGGGTGTAAGTGCCGTTTTTTGTATTGTAATAGGCAATCAGAATACCGCTGTTGGCAAGACCGTCGGGCGCGTCAGTGATAGACTCCAGATCCGCTTTTTCGAAACTGTAATAACCTACGTCCTTGCACTCCTGAAAAGACGTATAGCCGAGGTTTACGATCTCTCCGCGATATTTCATGATCCATTTCGTGTTTTTGAGGATCGAGATCTTGCTCGTGATTTCACCGGCGTAATTGATGGCGCGGTCATCGGAATACGCCAACACAAAACGGGCGTTTTTATAACGTCTGTTCGTCTCGAAGCTCTCTGTATAATATGACGTATAATTCCCGGTAAATTCGAGATTCTCGTCGTAGAAAAACACTCTGGCCTTAATGGATCCGTCGTCAGGCAATTTAAGATAAACGCCCTCGACATTGCGAATAAAATCCGTAGTGATGCGGTTATTTTGTGCTTGTTCTGCTCCCTCAGTGTTAAGTGTAGTTTTATTTTTATAAGCAGCAGGGATAAGATCTGTTACACTCTCGACGAGCGTTCTTAAATACACCGTCTGCTCCCGGACCGCATCGCCCGCCGACGCGTAGACCGTTCCGTCCTCTCCGGTGCGGAGGTCGGCGACCTCGGTTTTCAGCGACTCCGGCGCCTGCGCGTACATGCCGGACGCAAACGCGTCGAGCACAACATCCTTCCTCATTCAGATCACTCCTTCCTTGATGACATCGTGTACATCCAGATAAATGTACCGCGTCGCGGCGGCCTCGCCGTTCGCGGTTTTGACGCGCAGCTGCACGCGCACATCATCCGACCCGTCCGCCGGGTCGTCCGCCTCGAACAGCAGCGTGTCCGCCTGCGAGAGCGTTACCAGCACCGCGCGCCTGTTCGCCGCCGTGCCGTCCGGCATCGTGACCGCCACGGGCTCGATCGACATATTGTCCCCGAGCGACTTTTCCAGCACCCGTTTTCCGCGCTGCCAGTACGTCGCGTAGCACGCCGCGATTTCCGCATCCTGCAATATTTCCGCCAGCACAAACACGTTTGCCGCCGTCGTGCCGCGGTAAATCATGCCGTCGTATATTTTCCGCATAATTCCTCCTTTCTCAGTCCCCTTGCAACATAAAGTTCCCGAGCGTCGCGGTATGCGTATCGTCCGCCGCGCTGCTCTCTAGTTTGAGCACTCGAGCGGTCAGGTAGAGCGCGCCGTCGCTGTCGACAATCGATACGGTGTCGCCGATGTGCACCGAGTCTGGCATGCGCAGCAGCTCGACCTCATAATTGACCTGCATCTCGCGCTGTTTTTTGAGCGCCTGTACTGCGCGCGTGCACAACTCCGCCTGATTGGTTGTGTCATAAGAAAAAGTGCGCATGATGTGCCCGGTATAGTTGCCGGATTCCCACAGATACCGGCTCCACTTTTTCACTGCCTCGCGCGATTTGAGGAACGTGCCTTCAAGGAAAAAATCCCCGTCGTCGTACGCATATCCGTTGAGTGTGATCGGCTTTGAGTCCGTCGAGTCACTCGGCACACCGCCTGTGACCTTGAGGGCGGTGGCAAGATTTGCAACTGACTTCTTGATAACGATGTTACCAACCTCATGCCCGCGGCGCAATTTCACGCCGTAGTCCCCGCCGCGCCGACGGTATAAATTGATGTACTTGTGCAGGACGCGCATTCCTTTGATGTCAAAAGAAAAGCCCAGCTCCGCGTCGAACTGCGTTGCCACGCTGACCAAGCGCTCGGTGACTGTGCACTCTCCCTCCCATTTCAGTTTCCGTTTCCGGTCGGAAATCTCGTTGCGGCCGATTTCAAAGCCGCTGTCATAGGCAAATTTTTCGATGTAAAACGCGGCGGGCTGTGCCTGAGTCGCCTCGTATGGCACCGCAATTTCGTTGAGCAGATCGAGCCCCGCGCCCTCGGCGTAGACGGACACGGTGCAGGAATCTGTATTCAGCTCACTTTCAATAATCGTGTAGAATTCCCGAACCTCGCCGTCGCCGCGCAGCAGGTAATTGCCGGGCGTCGTGATCTCTTCCGCACGCACGCGGCTGCCAGGAGGATAGCCGAGGTCGAATGCAAACGACGCTGCCCCCGCGCCGATCTCGTCCGTCCTGGTGTCCTTCCGGATGAGAAACCCCGCCGCAAGCCCGGTCGCGGCGCACTCTAAAATGTTCATTTTCCGGTCGGCGAAATAAACGGTCACACGAACACCTCCCGGTACCGGAGCGAATAGTCAGGCGTTTGCGCCGCCCACGGCGAGCACACGCACGTGATCTGATTGGCGCCGGGCGACAGCACAAACGATTCCCACGCGTTGCCGAGCGCGCCCATGCCCGGGTCCGGGCTTCCGTTGACCATGATTGCGCCAGACCGACAGTCCGCCGTGACGACATCGCCGTCGGAAAACAGATTGGGCAGGTCGTGAAACGTCTTGTCGGTGCTGTCCGTCAGCTGCGCCGAGAGCAGGACATTTTTCCCTGCTGTCGCCGTGCCGTAAGATGCGAGATAGAAACTTACCTCCGTCACCGCCAGATCCTCCAGGTCGGGGGAGATTACCCTGTGCCAACTGCCGTCAGGCAGGCCGAAAGTGAATGTGCCGCCGTTTCGGGCGAGAATCGTTTCGCCGGCATTCTCGCCCGCGACTGGATTGGTAACCGCGCGGGTAAATTCCATGCTCTCAATGCCTTCGCCGCCGACGAGCATTGCAACATGACAGTTCGGATCTCCAGTTGATACGCGAAAATACGACATTCCGCAGATGTTTTTTTTCTCGCCGGATTCATCTTTTCCGGTCACAACGACCTGAAAAGTGCACCGGTCAGACGCCTGCGGTGCGGCAAACAGGTGATTAAATTTCAGCCGGAAGTCCTTCGCACCGGACCACACATGTTTTGTGATGGACGGCCCGTGCCAACCCTCCCCTGTCGTGCCCGATTCCGGCGCGATTCCCGCGCCCTTCTGCGTGTTTTTGACAACAAACTGCCCCGTTTGCGCGTTCGTGCTGTGCAGCACAAGATTCGCTTGATTGTACTCCCATCCGTCGGTTAATCCGGCGGAAAAATCGTCGGAAAACACAAGCGTGTTGCGCGTTGTCTGCGAGTCCGAATAGGTGTACGTTCCGTCCGCCTCTTCTTCGTCCCCGATGACGATGCTGCTGCCGTTATCGTGCAAAAAGCTGACAAAGCCGCAGTCGCTGTGCATATTCGCCTGCAAGGTCGGAGATGCCGGATACGTCCCCGCGTACTCTACAGCAAGCGTCTTGCTGCCATCGGTGGACGGCGTGACGGTCTTTTCCTCTACCGCGTATTTGAACGGGTCGGCGCAGTAAAATTCGATCTCACCGGTCACATTGTTTCGTCCGGTCGGAATTTCATTGAATTCAGTCGTTGTCCCTGTATAAAACTTGTCCGGCTCGTCAGCGAAAATCAGCCGGAGCTGCGGCGCGGCGAGCAGACCATTGAGGCGGTTAAATTCCCGACGGAACTCTTCCGCACTGTCCGCAAGCATCTGGAAGCCTACGATAATTGTGCGCGGCAGGAATCTGCGCCTCTGGAACATGCTCACGTCGCGCGTGCTGGACGTGAGATCGGTGATCTCCGCAGCAATACGCTCGCGTCCGGCGGTGTACAGCGTGCGAAAGCCGGCCACCGCGTCGTCCAGCCAGACGCCGTTGACCTGTACCGCCTCAGCTGGCAGCGTCAGTCCGCCAAGCGGATATTCGGTCGTATCTATAAATGTGTACATGTTTACACTTTTCCCTTTCTGCGGTTTTCACGCCGGCTGATCTTTTCCAGTTCATCTTGCGTGTATTTCGCGGTCGCGCGCGCCGTCTCACGTCCGTCGATTTCCACGGGGACGACAATCGTGTACCTCGCATTGATGTCACTGCTATAGCTGTGTTCATCATTCAGGCTCATATTTGTGCCAGACAAGCGGATATCTCCAACTGTCTCAAGCGATGGGATCGCGATCAGACGTTCTGCAGCCTTGCGCACATCTCGGGACATTGCTTCGATGCCATCTGCAAAGCCCTCGCCGAAGTACGCTCCGAGCCGTGCGGTCACACGCGACGGGCTGTGAATCTGCGCCTTTGCGCGAATGGCAGCCGCTGCCGCCGCCGCGAGCTGAGCGGCAATGCTCCGCACCCGTCCGAGCTGGGACGCCATGCCGCTTGCCAGTCCTGCACCGATGTTCACACCGGCGGAATGCGCCCCGCCGCGAGCAGAATTAAGCGCAGAAACAATGCTTGTCGATGATCTTCGGGCAGTAGATACAGCCCGTGTACCTCCGGACTGGATGCCGGCATTAAACCGTGTCATCGTCTGTGTCGCGATTGAAGGCAGCGGGTTCAGGCCGGTACGCACACCGTTCTGCATGTTCTTGCCAATCTGCTGTCCGGCGCTTTTCGCTTTGTTTACGCCGTTATCGAATGCGCGGGATAGGCCGTTCATCGCGCTTTGGGCCATGTTGCCGAGCGAATTCAGCCCAGCTTGTACAGCGCTGACAGAAGCCTGCATGCCAGACAGCGCCTTCGCGGTGCTGTTTGCATTCATCGATATCGATTTCATGTTGGCGTTAACAGCAAGCAGTGCGACTGCCATAGCCGCAGCGTCCGCGGAGCTCACGCCCATTGCTGCGCCAAGCGCAGTTACGCCCGCAGCAGACACCAGTGCGGTCGCGCCAAACGCTGCCGCCGCGCCCGTACCAGCCAGCAGACTTACGCTCAGTGCCAGCAATGCCGCAGATAACCCAGCGATTCCCGCAGCAGCGGAAGTTGCTCCTGCGCCCGCCGCAGGTAGTGCTGCTGCAATCATCGTTACGCCTGCTCCCGCAAGCAATATGCCGGCCGAAAGCACAAGCACAGCTGCACCTAATGCCAGCACGCCGACAGCTGCCACAGCCGCGCCTGCGCCTGCTGCGGTTAATCCAGCGCCGAGCAAGACGGCCGCGCCGCCTGCAATTGCTGCGCCTGCCGCAAAAACAATCATGCCGGCACCCAACTGGGCTATTGCTATTGCTCCGGCAGTCCCGTACTGCGTGATTGTAGGCAACACGGCCGCGACAGATGTCAATCCAGCGGCTGCAAGGTAGGCGCCGGCACCGACCATCAAGGCCGCGGCACCGAAAGCCACAAAGCCGACTGCGCCAGCCGTCAACGCAGGCCCGATCGCCGCGGCGCCTGCCGCCAGCAGTGCAATCGCGCCGACCATGCCTACCATTACACCAATAGCAAGCGGCCCCGCACCCGCAAGCGCAATCGCCGACTGTGCGAGCAACGCAAAACCGGCGCTGACCATCAGCATTGCCGCGCCCATAGCCAACATTGCCGTAGACATTGCGGCAAGCTTTGCAGGGCCGGGCTTGATCGAGTTGAGAGCAACGACCATGCCAGCGCCAAGCGCTGCTACAGCACCGACGAGCCCGAACAATACCGCTATTGCGCCGGGTCCTGCCCCTGCAACAGCAATGGCTGATTGTGCGAGCAACGCAAAACCGGCGGATATCATCAATGTCGCGGCACCCATCATCAGCATAGCCTTTGCCGCTGTCAGCATCTTCTTACCGCTTGTTTTTCCGGCATTTCCCGCTGCCGTTTCGCCGCCGGCGATGCCGAACAATTTTGCAGCGAGTCCGCCGATTGCTCCTCCCGCAAGCTTCAAAATCGCGCCGCCGAACAGTGCCACGCCTGGTACGAGTGTGGAGACAATCTTAAAAGCGCCATACGCGATAGCGAGTTTTGGCAAAAGAGATATCAATTGGGCGATTTGGCTCGAATGATCTTCAAGGAAACCCGCAAATGATACCAGGGCCCCCGTTGCGATACCTAGAACGTCCGAAAAAGATTGGATATTTTCAGTTGAGCCAAACGCACCGTTGATTTCCGACAGGGATGACAATATAGCTGATCCGGCCTGGCTGAAGGCTGACACAACCTGTCCGGCATCATCTTTGAACACTTCCCAGTAGCCTTTCGCCTTTGTGACGAAGGCAAGCACCTTCCCGGCGATAGCATTCCCGTCCAGCCGACCGAACGAATTGATAATCCCTTCGACAGCCCTTATGCCGGTATGCGAAAGGACATCAAATGCCGGAGCAAGTTGATTGGCCGCTGTTTCCTTGAGTCCGTCCATGGCTTGTCCGACAGTCTTGTACTCCCGCGCCATTTTGGCGAATGCGTCGGAATTGCCGGCACGAGCTACAGCCTCGAAGAAATCGTCAGTTGCCACTTTCCCAGCCTGAACATCCGCGACAAGTTCTTTCGCAGATTTACCCATCTCTTTAGCCACAGCAGCGATGCCGGCCGGCGTCTGTTCCAGCATCAGCTTAAAATCTTGCCACGCTACTTTTGGACGTGCGGCCATTTGTGTAGCCTGCTGTGACAGCGTCTTCATGGCCTGCTTTGGATTCTGCGCGGCGGACGCCAGCCCCGCAAAGCCCGTGACAAGTTTTGCTGTATTTTTCGTCCCGACAGCTGCAAGCTGTGAGTACGTCGATGCCATATCCGATGCACTGTAGATCGTCTGCTGAGCAAAAGACTTCAATTCCTTCTTGACTTTCGGTATCTGACTGGATTTGCCGAACGCCCGCATATTTGCATCAAACGTCTTCCACGCTACAGAAGAATCGTTCAGCTCGCCGATCATGCCGGTAACGCCGCGGGTGACAACATCGAATGCGCGCTGTCCGACGCCTGCCAGAATGCCAAAGCCAAGTCCGCTTGCGATCGAAGATTTCAGCCCGCCGAGCGTGGACTGTGCGCGCTTAAAGGTCGATGTGAAATTTGTATCCTGCGCGGACAGTATCGCCCTTACGCTAAAGCTTTCCGCCAAGTCAGCGCCCTCCTTTCTTTAAGATTGATCCTATGCCCGCAAACCGGTTATTTTTCCCTTTCCCTCTCGCGCGGTCTAGCGCTTCTTCGTAATCAAAGAACTGCCGGAATGATGTGAACATTGGCTTTTGCTTGTTTTTCCCGACTTTTTTCATTGCCTGCACGCGAAAATTCTGAAATGCTTGCAGATGAAGTCGGCAATCGTCATCCACCTGCCGCAGTCGGATTGCCTGCACAAGCAGCTGATATTCCGGCACGGTCAGCTGATCGACCTGCGCAAACGATGTGAAGCCAAGGTATCGGAAGCAGGTCAGCGCCACCTCCCGATACCGCTCCTCAATACTCAGAGCTGGTCCATCGCTTTCGCAACTCTCTCTTCCATCTTGCGAACGATCGTGCGTGTAGCATTGCTCTCTCTCAAAAAATCCAGCACCTCCGCGAACAGCGCGTCAATATCGGTGCATTCGTTGTCGATGTATTCCTCAAGCGCGGCCTTTGTCACGCGCGGATTGCGGCCCATGTTTGCCATAAACAGCACTTCCACAAGGTCGAGCGTGTCACCGTCGATCAGTCCGGCGACTTTGTACTGCAGGCCCTCGTCGTGTTTAACGCCATTCTGCGTGACGGTAACCGTCTTGTTGATTTCGCGCAGGAAGCCCATGCCGAAATTAAACTCAAAAACCTGTCCGCCAATTGTCAGTTCCATCATGTCCGCTTACCTCCTCATGAAGTTGTCTTGGTCGTGTCGCGGAAGACATAGCCCGCGACCTCCTGCTGCTGCGCCGTGACGGTGACATTGCCCGCGGTGCCCGTGCCGTTGATGCCGAACGTCAGAGAAACCTCGACGTAATCCTCCGCGTTGGAATTGATCTCCAGTTCGGTCAGATAGCCCTGAAAATACTTGCCCTTGAACTGGTTTGCCGTACCGGCGGGCTCGAGCAGGTTTGCCTCCCAGATTTCAATGAGCTGGTCGGCGTCAAATGCAGATTCGAGCTTTTCGATCATTGTATCGCCCTTTGACAGGATCGAGGTGCAGGTGATCTCTTGCTCTGCGACGCCGGGCGTGCGAATAGCTCCGTCCTTTGTGGCTGTGCTGTCTGCATCTTTCGATTTCGTTCGGCCATTTTCGGTCGTGAAGGCGATGGTTGCTCCCGCGGTTGTCTTTGCTTCATCAAAAATTCTGTACAGATAGACAAGTTTCTTGCCCTGAACAGCCTCGCCGGAGAAGCGCTGCAAGTCAATTTTCCTCATATGTGTTTACCTCCCGCAAAATTTGAATTCGAGTTCGAGAACGCCATGCAAGAGTGGCGTCTTGGTTGTTGTGTCCGTCAAAATGCGCTGATCAACCTGCCGCAGATCCCACGCGTACGACGCGGTATAATCCAACTGCCTGCAGATAGCCTTTACCTTACTCAGCAAATCAGACAGTTTACCGCGCCGATCTGGTCGGTTGTGCCAGATGTGAACCGTCTGGAATACGGTGCCGAAAATCGCGCTTTTGTTCGGGTCATCCAGCATGCTGCTGTCTGCGAGATAGATAAACGGATACAGAGTTCGCTCTGGCGGCAGCGCGCCATCATACACCCTGCACCCGAGCGCCTCCAGCCGCAACCTGAGCGCTGTAAACAATTCCTGCTGCGGATCCAATTTACCACCTCATTTCACCAATCTTTTCATGTCGCTTTTGAACAGTTTTTTTTGCGCGTCAAAGGCCGGACGCACAAACGGCTCTGCCTGCATTAATCGTGTGCCGTATTCCACGTATGCAGCATAGTCAGTTGTCGGCTCCACCGTTGCAGTCAATCCGTCATCTGTCATCGTCGTATTGATACTGCGTGCTGTTTGTCCTGTCGTATAGCCTTTAACAAACGCACTTGTTGTCTGCCGCTTCATCCGCTGGTTGAGTTGGTCACCATGCTTTTGTACCACTGTTTTCACCATATCCATGGTGATATTCTCTTTCAGTTGGCCGCTGATAGCCTCGATCCCGACGATTTTAACACTCATGTCTGCACCTCCGAGAGTACGAACGACTGTTTGACGCGCAGATCGCGCTTGAAATCTGCGCGAAACACGCGCTTGCCCACGCGGATGCGGTCGAAGGGCGCCCGATACGGCTGCGGCAGATGCACGGTCAGGCTGCCCTCCCGAATCTCGCCGTAAACCAGCTGCATGGTCTCCGTGCGCGTGTCCATGACGGACGCATAACGCACGGTTTCCTGCACGCTGTCGGGCGCGTAATCGCCGGTTTCCGCATTGTACGTACCTTGCAGAATGCGCTGGAAATAAATCGGCGTATCATATCTCACAGCAGACGCACCCTCCCCCGTCTCGCGCCGGTCTGCTCGTCGAGATACGCCTCAATATCGCGCAGATATCCGGCAAAGTCGTCGTCAGAGAACGTGATGCTCTCGCCCTCGACGCTATGCGCCGACATCCCCTCGGAGCCGATGCGGTTAAACCGCACAACAGCAACCTCGGGGATGATATACCACAGCGCCTCCGGCACTTCATCGACGCCGCCGAGCAGGAGTTTGAGCCGCTGTTCCACGCCGGAGAGGATCACATCGAGCTGTGCGTCCAGTTCATCGCCCGAAATGCCGAGCAGCTGTTTGACCTGACTGAGCATCGTGTCACCTTTTAACCTTTCCTGCTGCGCTTTTTCGCAGGTGCCGGGTCAGATTCCAAAAGGATCAGCGGCACGCCCTGTGCATTATGGCTGCCGGACAACTGTTCAACGCGGTCCGCGGAGGGCTCGGGGCCCTCGCGCGGATATACATCGCCGACGTTGTACTCATGGCAGTCGTCCTGCAGGTCATGGAAGTGCTTAATAACCTTGTACATACTTCCTCCTCATGCGCCGGCGGCTTATGCGCCGGTGTACGACACCTTTGCAACCGCCTTTTTGTTGTCCGGCAGGATGAACTCGCCCGCCTTGCCTGCGCCCTGCAGCGCCACGCCGTCGAAGTCCTCCGACTCGATCGTGCGCGCGGTGTTGATACCGGTGAACGCCTTGCCGATGCCGGCAATATAGGCATAGCAGCACTCGTTTTCCTGGAACAGACCGTCGGGGATTTCCTGGACAACAAAGCCCTTGAATTTAACCACCTCGTTCTCATCGATGTTCGCGACGGAGCTCTTGGCCGAAGTCATCAGCGGATGGTTGACAATCGCGTTATACAGGGCGGAATTTACCTTGGCGACCTTCGTGCCGACTGCCTCAAGGTTGTTGAAATAAGCGGACAGTGCGTCAAACAGCTCGAGCACCTTGTCGGATGTATATGCCGGAAGGTTGAGAGTTTTTGCGGCCGACTCGGAAATAAACTTGCCGTGTGCGCTGTTGAACGCTGCGGTCTTTGCGCGAGCCTGCAGCTCCAGACGGTCTGCAATTGCAGATTCAAAGTCGTTGTTCACGGTATGGCGGTCGATGCCCTCGTGGTACACCCACTCCCAGGTGTACTCGACCGGCGTATTGGTGTAAATGACTTCGGTGCGATTGCCGAAGCGGCTGCTTTTGCCGGTTCCCGTGCCGAACGCGGTGTTTGCGTCCTTATTGTACGCCGTGCCGACGACTACGGGAATGTCGCTGGTCTTGACGTAGAATGCAGTTTCACTTTCCTGCACGCCGTCAAGCACCTCGAGTCCGCCGCCGAACAAATCCGCAAAATGCGCCTGCTTGCGGAACACGGCCTGCAACAGCTTTTTGAATTCCAGCTGGTAGGAACGCGCCGGGAGATCGTTGTTTTCACCCGCGGCGAACCGCTGAAGATCAATGTAATGTCTCATATAGTTACCTCCTGTATTACTGATACTTGGCAATCCGCTTGTCAATCTCTGACATCTGATCGCCATTGTTGGTGTACTTCCGGGGCGTCCGTCCAGCAGCACGCGCCTCGTCACGCTGCTTTCTGTCCGCCTCAAGGATGCCGACAAGTTTTGCAATGCGCGCATTTGTCTCTTCTGCGCTGTCCGCCACGACAAAGTCAAGCATATCCTGCGTGGCAGTAATGTCATGATTATCCGCCAGGATAGTCGCTGCCGATCTGCGCAGCTCCGCGCGCTGGGCCTGCAATTTAAGGCGTGCGATCTCCGCATCCTTTTCTGCATTTTCTGTCTGCAGCTTTTCGAAGGCGTACTGCTGCCGCTGCTCGGCATTCATCTTTGCCAGTTTGGTGGCCTCCGTCTGCGCACCCTTTACCGCATTGTCAAGGTCTTTCTGGGTGTACAGTTTTTCGCCGTCTGCATTGCCAGGTGCCCCGGTCTTTTCGGGTTTTCCGGCGGGTTCGCCGCCTGCAGGAACTGCGTCAGGCTTTTTCTCAGGTTTAGCCTCCGGCTGCGGGTTTCCCGGGTCTGCCGAATCTGCCGGCTGAGAACCTGCTTCCGCAAAGCGCTGCAGATCCAGCAGATAGTGCTGCCGATTTTGCAGCACATAAAAATTAAATTCCATTCGTTTCGATGCCTCCTTTTTCGTCTACGTGTACATAATTTGGATATGCTTCTTCCACGCGCTGTGCGCCGCGCGCAAAGAATTCGATGAAATGCTTTCCCCGGCGGGAAAGATTATCTATACGGACATCGGCATAGCCTGCCGCAAGTTGAAGGTCTGCGGCGCAGCCCTCGTCTGCCAGTGCTGTTACCAGCGTGTCCGTCAGTACAGATATAGCTGCACATACAATATCCTGTCCCGGCGGCGCATAACCGCTGTGCCCCATGACGGTTATTCCGTCATCCCGGATGCAAATTTCAATCAACAGCGCGTCACTTCCCTTCAATCTGACTTAAACATCTGCGTTCCAATCCGCCCACTCGGTCGTTCCGCCATTTGCAATATGATCAAGCCATCCCTGATAGGCATCTTCATCCCAGTGCGGCGCTGTGCTGCAGTGGCATCGCGGATGCATCGGCGGAGCGTTTTCACCCGGCACCATGTCCGCTACTGCGAACACTTTGCCATCCAATGCCCTGCAGATTTCGCACGGCCGCGGGCCCGTCGCGAGATACTCATATTGCTCGTTCCCATTCCGACCATACGATTGCTTTGCCGCTTCCGTCTGCACGCGGCACAGCTCTGTTATCATCAGACGCTCGGCGGCATCTCGAGACCCGCCGAATACTTTCCGGATGTCGTGCGCAAGCGCTATCGCGCTTTTCCCCTGCAGCAACCCGCGCTGAAGCAGTTTAGCAAGGTCGTGCCGCAACAGATCCTGATACATCCAGATCCGGTCTGAGAATCGTGCATTATGGAACGAGCCATTGACGATTGCATGCGCGCGCTCCGCCGGTCGTTGCACCGAATCACCTAAAATGCCCGCATTTCGTTCGAACTCCGCCAGTGTGCGTGCCGTCAGTTTTTGCTCGAAGAATTTCTGAAGCTCATCGAATCCGGATACAAGCTCCAACCCGATGTTTGCCTTCAGCAGCTCAAGCCTATTCACCTTCATTGCGAGGTTATACAGCCGCATTTCCTTGTTCGCCTGTTCCGAGAAGTCCCGATCTCGGACGTAGCGCTTTGCCTTACGTTCGTACGCCTCAATGTCAATGCGGGCTACACGTTTTTTCGCCTCCGCGATGGTGATGCCCTCTTTCTGCGCGTATCGCGCGTAGAAACTGTCAATTTCTTTTTGCGCTGCGTCAAGCATATCGGCGTAGATACGGTTGATCTCTCGCTGATATTCCGCCTCGTCGGTAATATTCCGTTTTCGCTGCGTCTCTTCCCTCATGCGCCAGTATTCACGACTCGTCATTTACCTGCGCTCCAAACATCCGCCGGTCAACAACAGATTCCTGCTCCGCTGCTCGCTCCGCGTCCGCTCGCTCCATTTCCGCCTTAACGTCACTGACGATCGATAACACGGAAAGCTGTGTCTCGCGCGATACAATGCCGTCCAACTGGCTTGCAGTCTGCGCTTCTTCCGCGATGTTTTTCGGAAGATTTCTCGTCGTACGGATTTCGATATCCTGCCACGCGTTCGGATTGGAAACGTTGGTGGACAGGGAGCAGAAAATCTTGTACCGCTTGCGCAGCGATTTCTCGATCTTACGGTCAAAGCCGAGGGCGAGATTGCTCATCGCCTGCAATTTATAGGCGAGCGCCACGCCTGATGCCGCATTCCCGAACGCCTCATCCGAAATATTCGCCACCATCGACGTCTGATAGATCAAATTTTCCAGCCGGTTGAGCAGATTTTCCTGCGTGCCGTCGGCGGTCGGCTTCTGCAAAAACTGAACGAGAATGTCCTTTGCATCATCTGTGCCATAGAGATTGATGATGCGGTTATCCCGAATCTTATAGAGTCCGTCCTCGTCGATTTCCGCGCCGAGCACCGCGAGATACGCCTCCGCGAACGCGTCCACATCGTTCGCCTTTTCCCCGATTGCGTGATTATACGCCTCGACCAGACCGGTGACCTCCTCAAAGATGCCCATGCGCTCGTCGTTGAGGCGGTATTCCACGCACGGGATCATGCCATATGGATTGTCGAACTCCTCAACAAACTTTCCGCAATCAAATGTCTGGATCGCGTCACGCGTCAGCACCTCTCCGTACAGTTCCCCCTGCAGCTCTCCGCCAGTATCATGCCGCCCGTAGCGCACGGCGAACAGCGCTCGATTTTTCATCGTGTCGTCATACACCACAAACAGCTCCAGCGGCGAACAGACCGTCATCTTCGTCTGCGCCTGCTCGTCCTGATAGAGGTACTCGAACGCATGTCCGTAGATGCACGCTTTTTTGAACAGTTCGTATTCGTGGTCGGTGATTTCGTTGTCTGACAGGAACGTCTGAAGCGATTCGTTGATCGCTTCGTCCGGATGCGTCTGCTTGATCGGGATGCCGTACCCGTAACCGAGGAAGGTTTCGGTGATATAACGGGGGAAATTGACCGCCAGACGGTTGTCCGGCTTCCAATTGGGCTTGTCCGGCTGCTTGAAAATGTTGTGAAATCCGCGGTACATATTTTCGAGATACAGATACCGCTGTGCATGGCTTTCATGCTTTCGGATATACTCTGTCACGAGCTGCATTGTAATGCCGCCGCGCAACTCTTCTGCGCTGCACATCGACGGCTTTGGAAGCTGATACGGCTTCTCCCTCTGATACACTTACAGACCCCCCTTGAATGTCTTAATCTGAATTTTGCCCCGCCGCTCCTGCTCGATGGAATAGCGCAGCATTGCCATGGCATCGTCAAAGAAATTGACCGGCTCGTCAAAATATTGGCCGGATTTCTCGTCTTTTTTCCACTTCCACTGCTGAATCTCCTTGATCGTGTTCACGCAGGAAGGATGAATGTGAATGCGGTGCTGCTTGAGATAATCAATCTGTGCCCGCACACTGCCCGGCTCTTTCTTAACCGGAATTGCCCGATAGCCGGCTTTCTTCCACATTCGAATGCGGTCGGGCTCCGCCGAATCGCAGTACATGGTCAGGCGCTTGTCAAACTTCCCCTCTGCGAGCTGAATGATCTCCTCCGTGTCCTTTTCGTAGACATATAATTCGCGGCAAAGATACAGCTCTCCGTCGCGGAAGCCGACACATCCGATGCAGTCTGCATGATTGAATCCGAAGTCCTGAGCGTTGACCATGTAGTCAAACCGTTCCGGCGAGCGGTCGAACTCCTCCACGCAGTAATTGGTGAGGATCAGCCCGCCGACCTCGCCCCATTCCCCGAGCCCGTAAATGCGATATCCTTCCGGATCAACTTCTTTACGCCGCTCCATTCGCCGATGATAGGCAGCATCGATGAAGCGATTGTCGCGATATGTGCTGTGATTTGTGAACACGTCCGGATCATCGCGGTCAAAAAACACGCGTTTAATCCAGTGTTGCGCGGAAACCGGATTGAATGTCAGGCGGATCTGGTAAAACAGGCCCTCCGGCAGCTCGCCGCGCAGACGGTCGTCAATGATTTCAAAATCTGCCTGCGTCAGTTCGGTCGCTTCTTCAATCCAGACGTCCGTCAACTTGCCGCGGGCGAATGTTATAGATTTCAGTTTCTCGCGCTGCTTGTTATCGTTCACGCCGCGGAAAATGATCTGATTCCGATTTAGCCGGCACTGCATAACCATGTTTGATTGGTTGACATGCCAGTACCGATCGGATTGTGATCCGAACATGCGATAAACCGCAGCTGTCAGCTCGGCGAACGTGCTGTCTCGATTGGTCACGTCAGACTTTCGCACGCACAGCAGATTGCGCCCTCTGTCGCGCATCAGCCGCAGAATATAATGCTGCGCGGTGTCGACCGACTTGCCCGAACCCGCGGACCCCTTCATCACGACGTACCGGCACCGGCTGAGGTCTGCTCCGCGGAAAATCCTATTTGCGGGGAGCGTGATATTCATGCGCCGCCGTCCTCCCCGTAATCAATGTTGACCTTTATGTCAATATCGCCGCCGACATCCATCCGTTCTGTGAATAGGCCGTACCGCTTGCCCAGCAGCTCCGCCGCCTTCAAGCGCTCCCGTTCATCCGGGGGCTTCTCGATGACCTCTTGGCAGCCCTCCCCGCACAGGCAGAGTACATGGGAACGGCTCTTGCCCCGCATGACGTCGGACAGGTACTCTATGACTTCCCGCGCGTCAGCAGTGCGCTCGCTGTGCATTCGCTCTAGTTGTTCTTCAATCTCCGTTTTCACGTCAACAAAAGTCAATAATCGCTGCCCGATTGATTTGGCTGTCTTTGGGGAATACCCCGCCCGAATAGCGGCCTGGGTGGCGTTCAGGTCGATCAGGTATTCATCAACGAATCTCTTCTGTTTCTCTGTCACGTCACTCTCACCGCCTTCCCGAAAGATTTTTTGCACAACAAAACCGCCCGTGTAGGGCGGCTTTGCCGAAAGGAGATGTGTTTTGAAACAGGCAAGCAAACGGTGTTGGGGGCAGATGCAGGATTTGCGCCTGCGCGGCGACTGCCGCCTGCTTAGATCTGCCCGTGTCTTCCGCCCGGCGCGGCAGGAACGCCGATAGGGCACCGAGCGGAATTGAGATAAATGGAGGTCTTGGGGGTTTCCTTCGTTTGTGGCACTATCATCGTACCACAGTTTTTTCGAAAAATCGTCCGGTTTTTTTCCGGACTTTTCAGATTTACCCGTTATGTTTCCGTTACGCCATACAGCGCAATCGCGAAGTGCCGGAGCGCGGCCGCGCGCCGCGCATACACCTGTGTTTTTTCAAGATGTAATTCTTCCATCAGCCTTTCCGCGCAGCCTTTCTGGCGGTGGATGAAGAAGCGATCAAGTACCAGCCGTTCTTCGTCGTTCAGCACGGCTAACGCGCGTTCAACGTTGCGAACCCATTCCACCGTGCGATCGTGCGCAATCTGCAATTCAGCCCGCAGCGCAATGTTGTTGAGGAGCGCATCCTCGCGCCGATTCCCCCCGCCGCGCACAGGCGTAGCATCTGTGATCGCAGACCGAACATCGGTGCTTTCCCCTTCCAGCAGTTTAATCTGCTCCTCCGTGGACAAAATCGAGTTGCGTTTTGCGCTGTAATCGCGCAGTTTGGATTCCGCTTCCTTGAACAAATTCATAAGCATCACCTTCTTTGTTTATTTTTCGAATAATCCGCGCGGTCTCCGTCATTGCACAGCGCGTGAGCTGCCAGTCGAATTTATGTAGTACGGTGCACACGCCGAAGCTGTAAAACGGGCACATCTTAAAGCATTTCATTATGATCTTGCCCCACGCATGTACAAATCGCAAACGTGCTGCAATTTCATTCCGCTGACTTCCTCGGCGCGAAGCCGCAGCTTTTCGCTCGCCAGGTCTTCGTCGAACTGTTCCCTGCCCTTTGCATCAATGAACGTGTTCTCGCGGCGAATGCGATTCCATTCGTCGATCTGCCGCTCAATCGCTTTCAGCGTGCGCTGGATGCGGTCAGGGCCAAACTGAAATTCTTCGTTCAGCGCACACGCCATGAGCCACTGGAACCTTTGCAGGTGCGCATTTACCGCAATTTCAATCGTTTTGTCGCGCGTCAGCAAGAACTTCACGCTTTCGGTTTGCTTTGTTCGGTTCATCGGTTTGTTTTTTCTTTTCAAACCGCGTTTCTGTGCCCTGTTCATTTTTCTGTGTCATCCCCTTCCAGCGCGATCAGAAATGCAACATTGCACGCGATATGCCACAGATGCGGAAGTTTACTTTCTTCGTCCTTGCCGTTCGGGTCATCTAAGTACTTCAGCCAATGCCGATAGGTCGCGTCACGGTAGCGCTCCGGCGATACCGTCTTCCAGTTGTCCGCGTCTTTGTACTTTGCCGTTCCGAACTCGCGCACGGCTGTTACCGCGCGGATTAAGGCGGTTGGCACTAACGTCGGGCGCGGCTTGCCGTCGTCAGCTTTTGCCGTGTCGGGCGCCGCAGTCGGCGCACACGTTTTCTTCACTGCATCCTTCAGCAACACGTTTTCCGTTTCCAGTGTTTTCACCTTTTCCGCAAGCCGATCTGCGCGTTCCTTGCACATGTTCATTGCCTTAATAGCTTCTTCAAACGTCAATTTCTTTTCCATTTTGGTTCTCCTCCGTCAACTTCCGCCTTAACATCTCCGGATTATCGTAGATATTACCGATGACCTCGACAGTATTTACCCCTCGAACATACTCGTAGATGCTTCTGCCTCGGACATATCGTGCAACATCGCTGTTCAGGGCGGCACTGCCGTTTCTCCCCTCCGCAACCGCAAAACTCGCCCTCCAATCGGACCAGAATATGCGGCCGATACGCACTTTCAATCCGTTCTCGCTGGCTATTGGGTCTTCCGGACTGTCAAATGTGTATCTGACGATATCTCCCTCGAAAATCCGCTTTCCGTTGCGGTCTTCCAGTCCGGTGTATTCGCTAAGGGTGGCGGTGTAAAGCTCGTGCCACACGTTCGGATATCCTACGATGTAGTGCCGTGTCTCGTTGGGCTGGCAGTCAGGGCCGGAGCAGTTCACATAGCAGCCATACGCCCACTCGCCATTATCAACCCGCTTTCCGCGGAATAAGATTTCTCTATTCATTGTGTTCCTCCAGATATTTATTGCCCCCATAGTAATAATCATCAATCATGGGCGACAGCTTTTTGTAGCAATCCTCACACAGATCAGCGGCGTATCCGTCGCCATATCGCCCTTTGCTGTCGATTGCCCGCTTGCCCCATCTAATTTCCAAATGGGCGCAGTACTCACGCTCCATGTCAATCGGCTTTTTGCAGTGGTTACACAAATATGCAATCATTTTTCATCACCTCTCATATCCGTTCCGCACCAGGGACAGAAATCACTGTTCCATTCCGTTTCTCCGAAGGGTTCCAGTGGGCGTTCCCTCCCGCATTCGCTGCATACAATGCCGTTCATTGGAGATTCTTCCCAGTGTCCATGCTTCACCGGCTGCACATCGGCGGTGGGCAACCTCTTAATTCTATCGCGCACAAGATTTACATAACCACGCACGGCTTCGGCATTTGCTCTTCCTGTTACGCTTATCTCACCATCAAACGCATCAATTGCCGCCTGTCTGCTGATTAAATCATCCATCCTGTTCACACTCCTACCTAAGAGGATTAAAGACTCTTTTGAAATTATCCTCTGTTTTCATTTTCATCATACCGTGTAACATTTCCTTTGCAGATGTTCTACTAATATCAAACTGCACTACAAGAAAATCAATCCATTCTTTATTGCTCATTCGTGTGCGCTCTGGCTGTGCGGATGGCAAATCATTAATAGCTTTAACAACATCCTTCGTTTTTTGGCACGGTTCGAGTGTGTCAAAATCGAAAAAGAGTGGTTCTGTATTCATTACCGCATCTATCGCACCCTGTCTGCTGATTAAATCATCCATCTGTTCTCCTTTCCGCAAGCACGCATCCAAAATCACAATCTGTGGCAACAACCCATGATGTGGGATTCTTACACATCAACCCGTCAGCATCCTCGCACCATTT